TTAGATATTGACTTTTTAGAAGGACAAGATTTGGTAAAAGAAGCCGAGGAAGAATTACAGTTTACAGAATTAGATATAAATTTCTTGGAAGTTGACTTTTTGAGAGATTTATTAGAAGTTATTGAAGAAGCAGATGCTTTGGAAGGACAGGAAGAAAGTAGTTTTAGTGATAGACTGGTAGAAAGAGGTTTTGGATTACAACCAGATAATCAGTTTAACATACTTCCAGATGTTGATGGTAAAGTGTTCTTTTTAAGGCAGGCTAACAACTATGTTAGTTTGAAATTGCAAAAAGGAACAACAGCACTAATAGACATCACAGATAAGGATTTAGGTTCTACTATAATGTGTTTAAATAGTTGTGAAGGAACAGTAATTACAATTATACAGAACTAAATAGTATATATGAGTATAGACGAGAAACTTAGAAATATGAAACCTAGTGATACGCCACTGTTAGTTGTGGGGTATGTTTTATTGGGTATGATGTTGTTGTTAGGTTTACCAGCACAAGCACAAGACAACGAAGTTTTGATTGATCAGGCAGGTGACAATGTAATTATAGAAAGCAATCAGGAAGGCTATGATAATATTATTGATATAGACTTAGGTATTACAAGTTCAGACTCCAGCAACAATATTTTTAGAGCATTACAAGATGGCAGTGATAATGAAATAAAATTTAGTCTTGATGGTCAATCTAATGAATTAGCAATATTACAAGAAGGTAATAATCAATACATAGGCTATGCTAGTACATGGGGCTCACAATATAGTGATGGTGGAGACATACTTGGCGATAGCAATACTTTTAAGTTATGGCAAAAATGTAGTTACAGCAGTTGTAATCAAAACAACATAGAATTTCGTTTAAACGGCGATAGTAATGATGTTACAGTTGCACAAGGTTGGTTTATAGATAAAAATTCCAACAACGGAAATACTAACTGGAGTTATGACGGTAATGAACCAGGTGGTAATCTTGTTAGATTAGATATAGAAGGCGACAACAACGATTTTATAGGAAGCCAAAAACAAGACAGTAGCAGTATAAATCATAATATGTATGTAAGCATATACGGTGATAACAATGAAGTTTATGCTGGGCAATTACAAAATGGAAGTAAAACATTAAATCTTTCAATTTACAATGACAACAACGAAGTTTGGGTTAAACAAAGAAAAAATGGTGCTCATTCGGCAACCATAAATTTATATGGAAGTTATGGCACAGATTTATATTTAAACCAATCACACAATTCAATAGCACAAACATATACACTTACACAAACCTGTGCAACAATAGGTGGGTGTAGTATATCAGTAACACAGGACTAGTATGCAAAATTTAGACAGTTTAGGAAATCCAATACCCATTGAAGTAGACTATTTTGAATGTCCCGAAACTATGGTGTGTTTAACAGAAGAAAGTTTTAATGAAATGTTAGAACCATATGAAATGGAGTATAGTGCAGAAACACTTCAACTAGAACCCATGGGAGATGCTGAAGCAGTATTAGACTTTACAACACAATTACTATTTTTAGACTTCTGGACTATTGCATACCTTTCTATTCCCCTCACAATATTTGCAGTATATGGTTTAACTATATATGCAAGTTTCAAATGGATACAGAAAAAACTTTCTTAAGTACTCAGTAAACGTAAAAATTAATGGAAATAACGATAAATATAACTGGCCGTTATAAAAATTAATTTTTTTATAATAAATTTTCACCCTTATATAAGGAGAAAAAAGACATGAACACTTTTAAAAACATGTTTTTTGGATTATTTTTTGTGATCTTTGCACAAGGTTGTAGTACATTAAGTACAATTAATACAGCAGTTGTTGACGGTGTTTCAAGCACAGTTGATACAGCAGTAAATGGTGTAGCCACAGTAGGCGGTGCAATCATTAATGAAGCAGGCGATCTTGTTGAAACAGGTGCTGAATTGGCAGTTGGTGTAGGACAAGGCGTTGGCGATATTGCCGCAGGTTCACTTGAAGTTATTGCTGAAACTGTAGATTCAAATACAGACGCAGTTCAAAGTAACAAAGAAGAAAAAGCCGAAGACGAAAAGAAGTAATCGCTCATTCTCTGTAAAGTGTCTTCTTACATCAAAATGTAAGCAAAAGGCAATAGCAGAATCCTCAAAAGAGGATGAGCAAAAGGGAGACGAGGATATTGCAGAACTTATTGAACAAATAAAATTGTTAGATAAGGTAATGAAATATTGTGCTAAGAACCCAAAAGAGTGCGAGTGAGATAAGTATAATTGTAATGACTATACTTAAAAGAATACTCTTTTTAATGATCACAGCATTTCCTCTGACTTTGTTGGCAGAGGAAATGTTTGTATCTGGGTCTTATATTCCAGATGACCCTTTTCTAAAATACAATACAAAATTAAATTTAAAAATTACTCCCAAATTTGATTTTGATTATTGCGACAAAAATCCTACTATTTGCGAAAAAATTAATGAGGATAACCTTATATTCCCAAAGTTTGATATACAACCAAGAGCAACTAAAAGTGATTGGGCAATGTTTATTACTTTGCAAACATTAGATATTTTGACAACTAGAGAAGGATTAAAATATGATTGTGTAAAAGAAATAAATCCGTTATTACCAGAGAGGCCAACTACAACTCGCTTATTACTTCATAAAGGCATAATTTTTTCTATTCCAATTTTAGTAGACAACGGTTGGAAAGACACAACAAGTCAGGATATGTTAGTAGCAAATTTATTTACAGGTATAGTAGTATTAAATAATCTTGATATTGTAAACAAAGCCAACAAATCTTGTTCTAGACTTTAATACAAATAAATATCTGTATGCATAAAGAGACAGTCATCGAAGTCAAACATTATTCTGATAGATTATTCAGTTTTAAAACTACAAGAGATAAAAGTTTTAGATTCAAAAATGGTGAATTTTGTATGATGGGGCTTGACGTTGATCCTAGACCTATACTAAGAGCATACAGTATTGTAAGTACAAACTACGATAATCATTTAGAGTTTTTAAGTATAAAAGTTCCTAACGGTCCACTTACTGAAAAATTACAAAAAATAAATGTTGGCGAAGAAGTAGTTGTAAATCCCAAATGCACAGGTAGTTTAGTAATAGACTATCTTAATAAAAAACCAAATTTAGTAATGTTAGCAACAGGAACAGGTATTGCACCTTTCTTAAGTATTGCACATGACTTTGAAACTTATGAAAAGTTTGATAATGTTTATTTGTTTCATTCAGTAAGAAATGTAAATGAACTAGCATATAAACAAAAATTAAGTAAATTAGATTTCCCAAATTTTAATTATATAGAAACAGTAACCAGAGAAAAATATTTTAGAAAAGGTAGATTTTGGAATTACATTCCAGATGTGATGGGGCGTAATCTTAAAAAAGAACAAGATGCAGTAATGGTTTGTGGCTCACCAGAAATGAATAAAGATTGTAGGGAAATGTTTACTAAACAAGATTGGTTAGAAGGTAACACAGGCGAGTGTGGAGACTTCATGCTAGAACGTGCATTTGCTGGCTAAATACCGATAAATACTACTATGAAATGGTTATATAGCGGGTACGCCGTTGCAGTATCTATTGCATTATTACTCGCACTTAGGGTAGCAGATCCTACGCCGTTACAAAGTTTACGTGGTCAAGTTTTTGACAGTTACCAACAATTAGATGAAGTAGTACAAAGTGAAGATGTTGTACTTCTAAACATTGGCGAAAAAAGTTTAGCAAAGTACGGACAGTATCCTTTCCCAAGACAATATTATGCTCAACTTGTAGTTGATCTTGCTATGAAAAATAGTGGTGTAGTAGGCTGGACTATTATGTTTCCTGAGAAAGATAGATTTCAGGGTGACGATAGTTTTGCAAGTATCCTAAATCAAAATTTGGTAAATGTGCCAGGAGCAAGAAAAAATCCTGTAAATTTTAATGTATTAAGTCAAACACCTAGTGTAAAAGGAATAAAGTCAACAGGACCACACATTGGAACAGGCACAATAGGACCTGTTCCTGCAAAAGACTATTTACTTACATGGCCTAACTTAGTTACAAATGTTCCTATGTTAGAAGTAGTAAGTAATGGTAAAGGCGTAAATGCATCAGCACCACAGCCTGACAATCAAACAAGAACATACCCACTTGCTATAACTGTGGAGAATAAGATATATCCTAGTTTTGCAGTAGAAATGCTTAGAGTAAAAACAGGCAAACCTAGTTATATAATTAAGACTTCAGAAATAGGAATACAGGAAGTTGCTGTTCCACCATATGAACCTATAGTAACACAACCAAACGGAACTGCATATATTAGATTCAACAATAAGTTTGAAGAAATAGAATATGAGGGTGCAGAAAGTATTCCAGATCTAGCAGGAAAATTTGTAATTATAGGTGTTACTGCAGAAGGTATTGCTAACCCTGTTCCTACACCTAGAGGTAATTTATATCCACAGCATATACAAGCACACATGCTACAAAATTTTGTAGATGGATCAAATATACAAAGGAGCCAGTTATCGTTGCTTATAGAACTTCTAATTGCGTCTGTGACTATGATTTTAGTGGCTATTGCGGTATATAGATTGCCATTATTGCTAACAGCACCTATAAGTATGATAATTTTAGGTGGAATAGCATATTTTAGTGTTTACAAATATACTAGTAGTTTGGTATTATTAGATGCAACTTTTCCTGTACTTGCAGGATTTTTAGTATTCACACAGGCGGCATTTAATAACTTTTACAAACAATATAAATTACGTGAACAAATTAAAAAACAATTTGAACATTACCTTGCTCCAGCAATGGTCAAAAAATTACAAAAGAATCCAGAACTGTTACAGTTAGGTGGTGATACAAAAAATATGACTTATCTATTTTCAGACATACGTGGATTTACTCCTATATCAGAACAATTTAAAACAGATCCACAAGGGTTAGGAAAATTAATAAACAGATATATGACTCCAATGACTGATCTTGTAATGCAAAAAGAAGGAACAATAGACAAATATATTGGTGATGCCTTAATGGCTATTTGGGGAGCACCACTTGATATAGAGAATCATGCTCAGTTGGCAGTAGAAACAGCACAAGAAATGGAAGTAGAATTAGCAAAATTAAATAAAGAACTTAAAGCAGACGGACTAATGGAGTTAGGTGTTGGTATAGGTATAAACACAGGTGATGCTGTCGTAGGTAACATGGGAAGTAATCAACGTTTTGATTATACTGTATTAGGAGATAGTGTAAACTTGGCGGCTAGGTTAGAAGCACAGACAAAAGAGTATGGTGTATTCTTTATGTTTACAGAACACACTCTAAAACAATTAGGTAATATAAATGGCTACAGAGTATTATTAGATAAAATTGCTGTAAAAGGCCAAACAGAACCTGTAAAAATATACACAATATTACAAGATCACAAATATGGTAGAACAGTTGAACGTATGGTTGATGCTTACCAAGACAGAGAATGGAGTACATGTGCTCATCAAATAGATATTATAAAACAACACAAATGGAATGACACATTAGCAGACTTGTATTCTGAACGTATCAAACGACCTATGCCTAAGGGAGATTGGGACGGAGTTGATAGAAAAACAAGTAAATAATTATTCGTCAACGTTCCAATGCAAGGCAGATTGGAAAAATCCATGATAATATCTAAAATCTTTTAATTGCTGTTTAGCATGAAATAATTCTAAAGGAACATCATCTTGATTTTTTACTAGAGGATGATGATATCTTTTTATAATTCTTTCTAATCTTTTTATATCTTGTTCTAAAGCATCTAAAATAATATTATTATATTCTCGATCTGTTACAAGATCTTTCAACCAATAGTGATGCGGATCCTCAGAATTATATCTTCTGATGACTTCACGTGTCTGATAATACAAAGCACGAACTGGATTCATATTAGGCCTATACAATCGCATTACTTCTTTAAACCAAAAACTATCGTGTGTAGTGGCAAGATTATTCATAACTGAAGAGTAATCTTTTTTAAGTGCTGTTCTTAAAGTTTCTAGGCTTTTGTTTATTTCTTCGAAATACTCTTTGTATAGTTTGTTCGCAAGTCTTTTATATTTTGGTGTAAGTTTGTCAAAATAGAACTCTTTTATTTCTTCTATACTGTAAATGCCATCTAACAATGAATGAGGTATTGTCTTTGTTCGCTGATATTTGTCAAGTTCGCTTTGTATTCGCAAGACATTAAAATCTATGATTTCGCCTTTGCTCATGGATAATATTTATCCGGAATTTATCTTTAGTATAGTGTGTAGTTTTTCCGTACCACCATTTTTATTTAGAGTAATATGGGCACCATTATGTAACGGCTTAGGCCACGTGCCTATATCTACCCAGGCGTATCCGGCACTTTCACCATTTATTCTTGGGGGCATAAATTCTTCTTCAACTACATAAACAAAACTGTAATAATAGAAGTTTTTATCTTTGCTTTGATATACGTCTATTGGATTTAATTTTTGTAATTCTGGAACAAATCCTATTTCTTCATCTACTTCACGTATAATACATTCGTAAGGAGTTTCACCTTTTTCAATCATACCTCCCCAGAATCCCCAGGTGTGATTAAATTTTTTGTTTCCTTCTCTGAGTTGTAGTAAACATCTGCCTGTATCTTTGGCAAGAAAAACAACTCCTGCCGCTGTGATAGTCATTAAAGTACCAATCTCCAAAATCCAGGATTATATTCGCCTTCGTAACTACTTATCCATGCAGACCCTGTCCACTTGTATTGTTTTGATGTAAACGTATTATGTAAGAAGTGTGTAGTAGATGATTGACTACTAGCATCGAATACCACAGTCCATGCACTTCCATTATATTGAATTATGTCATTTTCAGATGCATCTACACCCCAATTGGTATATCCTGATGCAGAAATTTGTTCTGTGATTAAATATCTTTGTCCAGTAGTTGCCGCGGCTAATGTTCCGTCTCCAGGGTAATTTGCTCTAGGATCAATAATCTTATCAACATCATCTAATGTATCTGTAGGCAACGTATCAGTATCAATATTAAATATAAGTGTTTGTGTACTGGTTGGATGTGTTGTAACACCACCTACAACTAAATTTAAGTCATCATCTGAGTCATTACTTATATTTAATTTTAATAAACTTGTGGATTTAATTTCTCCCTGCATTTCAATTAAATCACTCCAATTTACTTGTGCCCCGTCTGGATTTACAAGTATAGCACTACTGCCTACAATTTGTACTTTATAATCTCCTGGAGTAACAACAATCTCAAAAGTATCTGGAATATTTCCAAAAAAGTCTGCATAATCTTCACTGTATCCTAAATCTGATACACTACTTGTTGAATGCACATCAGCAACAATTTGTTGAATAATTGCTTGACGTTTTACTTTTGCTGGAGGACTTATCCAAATTGGTACTGAAAACGACATTGTAGAAATATCTAATTGTTCATCGACACCTGCAGGAATACTTTTACTACTCCAGTTTATATCTGCTAACTCTACTTCAAATACACTGGTCCAATCTAAAGGATTGTCATTTGTTTGTATTTGTAAACTAGGATTAAACAAAACAAATATTTGTTCTAATACTTGTAACTTAGTATCTGTATTAGTTGCCCATAAGTCAACATTTATTGTTAAATTATACGGAACAGGCATATATCTTTGTGTTGTATATAAATTGCCTTGATCGTTTGTATAAGTTCTTGTTGTATCGTCAAATTCTCTTTCTGCTACTTGGGTCGTATCTACTAAAAATGGTTCGTGTGTTCTATCTCTTGCTATCTGTAAACTTTGAATTGTAACACTAAGAAATGGTGCATTGTTTATAACATTTTCAGAATTTTTTCTCAAAATGTTTGCTACCATTCTACTGCTATCACCATATCTACATGGCACACGGTTATAGACTGCTTGACCGTCTTTGTATTCCCGTACTTTGAAATTAGAGAAGATTCTTATAATTTGAATAAGATATCTTTTTATCTGTTCATCGTACCAATAATCTAAATTCTTGCCCGCCATTAGTTATCCGTTTTAGGTTTTACAACTTTACTTAAATTAACTTTTTCGTTTGTCTGCTGACCATCTGAGTTTGTTGTAATGCTTTCATTGTTAATAAATGTTGTAAGTATTTTATTTGCCGCCGCCCATGAGCCTCTATTATCTGTTCCTTGATGCAACCATCTAGTACCAGACTTTTTAAATAATCTATTTGGACTAAAATCTGTTCTTAAGAAGTAATCACCATCAGTAGTACCACTAGTTGGAAAAGTATCACCACTTCCAACAATACTCAAACCATTAATAGGTTGTCCGTCACCAGCACCAAAGTCTAATGCTGGTGCAGGTTTGTCTGGTACAGAATCATCAAAATACAAATGTGTAGTGTTTCTATATTGAGGATCAAAAGGAACATCACGTTCTGCTTGTTCTAAAATTTTATCATTTATATTAATATCATTTTTATATGTACTAATTAAGTTTCTTAAATCTTCTTCCTCTTCACCACTACCAAGTATATCTCTGTATTCTTGAGAATCTGTAATTGGTCCTAGTTTTACTCTCCACAAATGAGGCCACCAACGAGGATCATAGCCTTCTGCTGGTCTTGTTGCATCTGTTACAACATAAAATCTGTTTATTGCTTCATCACTGCCAAGTAATAAGTCATCTCGTAAGTGAGGTAATTCTAATACATCACCAGCCATCAATTTTCTACCAATTGCTTGTACCATACTTTCTATATGGAAATTCATAAACAAAGTATCATTAGCAAGAAACATTCCAAATTGTGTTAAGTCAAATGCATCGTTGTCACCTAAGTTATATTGACCTCTTAATTCGTAGATATCTTTTCCGTATTTTCTATCTCTGTTTTCTAGAAAAAGTAAGTCTTGAATAAAAATTTCTGAGTTTCCGGCGGCACTTGAGGGTCTAGTTGGATCACTTTCATCTGGTGTTTCGTGTACACCCATATATTTGTGTACAAACACACCTGTTCCACCCGCAAAAATGTGTTCGCCTACAACTCTATCTATAAACTTGTAGTCGTTTTGTTTTGTTGGATTCCATAAACTTAATCTTGGCATAATGTACTATTTATCGCTTTTTGCAATGCTGAATACACGTCACGCAATAACCAACACCGTCTTCTAATGTACCTTCCATTGCTTTAGGCATGGTTTTGACAAAAACATTATGATTAAGAACATCATAAATTGATCTTTGATTTGTAACTAATAATTCATCTACGTAAGGTTCGAACATCTCCAATAGTTGCTCATCTCCCATCATATATTTAGATGCAATGTAACAACATGGTAAAATAAGTCCACTAGAATCAATGTATATTTCGTGATCCCATTGTGTACTTGATACTTTGCAATCTATATCTATATCTTGTTTACCTACATCTTTCCATACTTCTTTGTCATAAACACCCGGTTTGTAATTACCGATGTTCCATGTTTTAGTGTTGGTACCTTCAACAATTAGATTTTCATCAACACCATAAGGACGTATTTCATAACTTAAAATACTATTGTTAGGATCACTTTCATCTTTTTCATACACACCCATTGTTTTGTGTTTTGTAAAAATACCCTCTTGATCAGTATGAGTTTCGAATCCAAATGGTTCTCTAATTATTAATTCGATATTATGTTTTTTACAAAAAAATTCTACTACAGGAATGTCTTTATCATTATGAGCAAAATGACTAAACTCCCATTGAGATTTTGCACCTGTTCTAATATATGTCATTAAATTTTTATAAAGTTTTTTCCATTTAACGTTTTTTCTATAGATATGATTTGTTTCTTCTAAACCATCTATACTCCAAACAACTCTACAATTTGTATTTAGAAATAAGTCACCTACACGTTTCCAAAAGTTTTCATTCCTAGCACCACCGTTAGTTCTTATATCTATATTAGTATTTGGATTACATTCTAACAAGTATTCTAAAATAGGAAACAGATCTTGTGCAGAACTAGGATCACCCTTTGTACCACAAAAGTTCCATTTGTTAATTTTAGAGCAAAAGTCGTCACCTATCAATTTGAAGTAGTCTAAACTTAATTCTTCATTTTTAACATATGGCATCACTGAACCACCGCCAAAACTTCTTGGACATGCAGGGCATTCTGCATTACAGCGGTCAGTTACTTCAACATGTACAGAATTGATGTGATATTGGTACATGCTAATATTTATCGATAAAAAATTATAACAGTATTTAACTCCGATAAATATTTAAACCGGAGAGGTGGCTGAGCGGCTTAAAGCACTTCCCTGCTAAGGAAGAGTACGGGTTTACTGTACCGAGGGTTCGAATCCCTCCCTCTCCGCCAGGATTATTATGTTTGATATTTTATATAGATACGATGGAAATCAATTTTTAGACTTAGAATTAAGTCAGTCTTATATGCCATTGGAAAAGATTTGTCAATTACAAAGACATTGTGAATACAAATTTAATGTTGTTAATAATCTAAAATTTGAGAATTTTAAATATAATACCTGTATTGTTCCTATAGATTATCAAAGTACAAAGTTAAGTAATGAAGGCAGAGGAAAATACTTTGGACATAGTGATTTAGGCAATAAAGTTGAAGAACTATTAGAAGAACTTAATAAAAAATTAATGGTTGAAAAGAATATTATTATCTTATTGTACACTAGTACAGAACCTTTCTTCCATGATAGTCATTTATATATTTCAAAAATTGCAAAGAAATATCCTAATTTTAAATTTATAGTAAGTGGTTCAGGTGAAGTGGAAAATAAATTGCAGGAAAATTTTGAAGTACTTAAAGAGCAAAATAATGTGTCTTTAATTTCTAAGATGTGGTATTTGGATAGAGTACATTACAATACACAGTTGTTAAATCCTGATATGTGGCAAGATAGACATTTTAACAATTCTGAAAAAGAACCACCTATTGACACTCCAGATTATGCAACTGTACCAAATAGATTTTTATTAACAATGCGTAATGCTAGATCTCACAGAGTTTTAATGAGTACATTGTTTGAGAACAATACAAAAGGTCTTAATAATGTTAGGTATAGTAGACTATGGTCTTTGCACCCTGGATACTTAAATAGTATTCACAATGACCCAAATACCAAAGATGAATATGCTTATCAAGTAGAATTAATTACAACTGCAATACAAGATTGTATTCGTAACGATATAGGTGGAAAGTTATTAGCAGATCTAGTTAAAGTTGCATATAGAAGTCCACACAAATTAGATATGAAAACTATAGCAGAAGTAGGCCATCCACCTAAATGGTTATATGAAAATATAGATATTGCAGTAATATCAGGTGGTGAAGGAACAGGATATGGGTATGTTGATGAAAAACAACTTATACCAATGTATTATAAAAAGCCTTTTATAACATTTGGTTGTAAAGGAATATATAAAGAAATGAAAAAGTTAGGATTTGATCCTTATGATAATTTTTGGGATATATCATATGATGAAGAAGATAACTTTTTTGAAAGAATTTATTCATGTTATATGTTAGTTAAACAGTTAGGAGAATTGA